AGGCGGTCTTCGGTTTTATAGACAAAAACGGAGCCAGAAAGTACAACGAAGTCTTGTGGGTGATGGGCCGAAAGAACGGGAAGTCGGTCCTGTTGTCTGCGCTGAGTCTGTACATGCTCATCGGAGACCATGAAGGCGGTGCCGAGGTCGACTGCGTAGCATCGAAGAAAGACCAGGCGAAGATCGTGTTCAACGAAGCGAAGAACATGGTCAGCCAGTCTCCGGATCTGAGCCGTTATATTCGCAAGAGAAAGACGGACATGTACTCGGATTTCAACTTCGGAGTCTTCCAGCCACTGTCCAGTGACTCCAATACACTGGATGGACTCAACCCGCACTGCGCGGTCATTGACGAGCTTCACAGCATCAAGGACCGCAACCTGTACGACGTAGTCAAGCAGGCGAACTATGCGAGGAAGCAGCCGATCCTGTTCATGATCACTACATCAGGCTTCAACCGTGAGGGCATCTACGACAGCATGTACCAGTACGCTGAGCAGGTCATCAACGGAGACATCAAGGACGAGCACTTCCTTCCGCTGGTCTACGAGCTGGACGATCAGAAGGAATGGACAGACCCGAAGATGTGGATCAAGGCGAATCCTGGACTCGGTACCATCAAGGACAAGACCAAACTGGCAGACAATGTCGAGAAGGCCAAGAGAGATCCTAAGTTCAAGCCTACGGTCTTAACTAAGGACTTCAACCTGAAGAACGTCACAGCTGAGTCATGGCTGACATGGGAACAGCTGAACAACGAGGCGACCTTCGACATCGAGCACGTGCGGAACACGTACGCGATCGGAGGCTGTGACCTGTCATCCGTGTACGACCTGACCTGCGCGACACTGCTGATCCGGAAGCCGGAAGACCCGCAGATCTATGTGCTGCAGCACTACTTCCTGCCGAGGCAGAGAGTCGAGGCACTGGATGAGAAGTCCGAGAAGGCCTCAGAGGCTCCGTACAAGGTATGGGCGGAGCGTGGTCTGATGACACTGTGTGATGGCAACATGGTCGACTACAACGACGTCACCGCATGGTTTATGCAGATGCGGGACGAGTACCAGATAGACCTGTGGAAGTTAGGCTACGACCGCGCTATGGCCGGTTATTGGGCGGAACAGATGAGCAGTGAGTTCGGCTCCAGCGTCATGGAGAAAGTCGCACAGGGGCCGTTTACGTGGTCCGCGCCGATGAAAGAACTCGGAGCGGTCCTGTCTGATCATCTGGTCAACTACAACAACAACCCGATACTGAAGTGGTGCCTGTCGAACACAGGTATCAAGACGACCGGCTCACTGGATGTCATCCAGCCGGTCAAGATCCAGCAGAAGAGACGCATCGACGGACTGGTAAGTCTGCTCAATGCGTATGTGATATATGTCAAATACCGTGAGGACTATCTCAACACGGTCTAAGGAGGGGAAATGTCTATCTTTGACAAATTATTCAGGAGGTCGGCTGTCCAAAACAGCGAGAGACAGAACATCCTCCGCTATGACATCGACCAGTACAAGATAGAACGCTGGGACAAGAAGTCGATCGAACTGTATCTGATCCGGGCATCCATTGATGCACTCGCGAGGAACATCGCGAAGATGCAGCTGGAGGCTGTCATGTATACGGACAGGGACAACTCAGTCAAGAAGATCGACAGGATCTCAGATGTCGCAAGGGTAATCCGTCACCCTAACTCCGTCATGACTGCGTACGACTTCCTGTACAAAGTCGCGGCGATGTACTACGCAACGAACAATGCGTTCATTTGGCCGGAGTACAAGGATGGAAGGCTGATTGCTTTGTGGCCTATCAATTACGAGCAGTTCCAGTTATTTGAGACCGAGAGAGGAACACTGATCGCCAAGTTCAGACTGAACTACAGGCATACCTACGCGGTACCGTATGACGATCTGATCCATCTCAGGAATCACTACATGGACGACGATCTCGTCGGTTCTTCAAACAAAAAGCCGATGGACCCAGTATGCGAACTGCTGAACACGCAGAACCAGGGCATCGTCAACGGCATTAAAAACTCGGCAATCATCCGAGGCATTCTGAAGTCTGTGAATGTCATCAAGGAAGAGGAGCTGACGAAAGCAAGAGACCGCTTCGTCAAGGATAACCTCAGCGCTTCGAATAACGGCGGTGTAGTGGTCGTGGACGGTAAGTTCGACTACACACCTATCGAGAGCAAATCGTACGTCATAGACGCTGAAACGATGGCAGAAGCGAAGCGGATGGTCTTTGACTACTTCGGAGTCAACGAAGGGTTCCTGACGAACACATTCACTCCGGAGCAGTATGAGGCTATTTACGAAGGAAGGCTTGAGCCGTTCGCAATCATGCTGACGCAGGCACTGACGCATGGTCTTTATACAGAGCGTGAGCTTGGCTTTGGAAACGAGATCGAGGCAAACATGTCGAAGGTGAAATATCAGCCGATGAGTGCGATAACTTCGCTCATCTCAGCGACCAACCAGCTCGGCTTGTTCCGGAAGAACGAATACCGCGAGATGCTCGGATATCCTCCGCTGTCTGATGAAGAAGGCGGCAACGATATCGTGATCTCGCTGAACTATGTAAACAGTCAGAACCTTGACGAATATCAGGAGGTCGGGAACGATGGAGAAAATTGAACGCACATATGAGCAGATATTGACGCTCAGGGCTGAAGAAGAAGGCAAAGGCATCGTGGAAGGTGTCCCGATCGTCTTCAACCAGGAGACGGTGATCGGCGGGATGTTCCGCGAGAAGATCCTTCCGGAAGCCGTCAAAGAAGAAACGCTGAAGGATGTCCGGTTCTTAGTCAACCACAACTTCAACGAGCTCCCGCTTGCGAGGAGCAGAAACAACAACGATAACAGCACCATGCATCTGTGGATGGAAGAGGATGGTGTGCATATGAGAGCGAAGCTCGACATCGAGAACAACCCCAGAGCGAAAGAACTGTATTCAGCAGTCGAGCGCGGGGATGTAGACGGGATGAGCTTTGCCTTCTCAGTAAACGGTGAGCAGTGGTCAGATCTGGACGCAGAGATGCCGCTGAGAAGTATCACCGACATCAGCAACATCTTCGAGGTGAGTGCTGTTATGGCTCCTGCTTATGAGCAGACGTCGATCAATGCGAGAGCACTGGATAGTGAAGTAGCATCGCTGGAGAGCGCAAAAAAGGCACTGGAGAGTGCTAGAAAGACGGAAGAACTGAGGCAGGCATTATCCGAAAGGAGCATGAACTTATGCAGAAAAGACTGATCGAGATCAACGCAGATCTGGAGCAGATCTCCACAAGATCCGCAGAGATCCACACAGCAGTCGAGACTGCCGAACACGATGAACTGGAGAAGCTGAGCGCCGAACTGACAGAGATGGAAACGCGCAGAGCTGAACTGCTCGTCGAAAAGGCAGAACTTGAAGCGAAGGAAGAAGAAGCTCGCTCCTTCGATGAGAACAAAGCAACTGAAATCGAGCTTCATGAAATTGAAGAGGAGAGAAACGAAATGTTCGGACCTGAAACAAAAGAATACAGAGATGCTTTCTATGCCGTACTCGGTAACTATGCATCCGCTGAACAGCGTGCTATCGTAGTCGACAGCACAGCTCCTGGCGATGGCGACGCAATCGCTATCCCGAAGACACTGGACGAGAAAATCTGGGACAACATCCACACAGCACATCCTATCCTGGCTGATATTGCAACAGTTCGTTCCGGCATGGCTCTGGAAGTTACAAAGCACACAGCAATCGCTACTCGTACTACCAAGAAACTGGACTCCGCTGCTACACCTGCAGAGGAAGCCAACACATTCGCAAAGGTCGTTCTGTACGGCTATGATTACGAAAAGTATGTCACTCTGACATATGCAGAAGCTAAGATGAGCGCAGGTGCTCTCGAAGATTACCTGGCTAATGAAATCGCAGCAGAACTCGGCGAAGCTCTTGCAAAAGACGTATTCGCTCAGGTCCTGACAGATGCAGGCGCAGGCCAGAAAGTTACAAGCACATCCGACCTGTTCGCAGACGTCAAGTCCGCACTGGCACTTGCTGCAACAGCTACACGTCCTGTAATTTATGCACCGGCTGTTGACTACTACAACATCGTCGGCGCGATCGCTCAGGGTTCCCCGTTCAACATCGGCAAAACTCTGGGATGCGAAGTTAAGCTCGACAGCGCAGCAACTAAGGTGACGATCCTCGACCCGAAAGACTTCGTCCTGAACGAAGTACAGCCGATCATGGTTGAATCTGACAGAAACATCCAGACCCACAAGGTTGTTGTTTCCGGCTACCTGAGAGCACAGGGCACGCTCCGCAAGAACAAGTCCGCAGCTTACATCGACTAATCAAAACACTAAGAGGCAGAGAAATCTGCCTCTTTATTTCGAAGGAGGGGCAAAATGCTAGAGAAAGTAAAACTTGCGCTGGATTACTCAGACAGCACATATGACAGCGAGCTGACCGGCCTCATCAATGCTGCACTCCTGGATCTTGGTATCGCAGGGCTGACAGACATTGACGAGACAGACCCGCTTATCATCCTGGCTGTGATTACCTTCTGCAAGATGCACTTTAAAACTCCGGAGAACTTCAACCAGCTGGCCGCTACGTATCACTCGCTGAAGTCGACTCTCGGAGTGGTCTCTGATTATTCATCTTTTACAGACGGTGAGTAATATGCACGACACTCATAGAATGATCAGTCTGGTCAGCACCTACTACACAGAAGACGATATCGGTCAGAATGTGCCCGTTGAGCAGGCTGTAAACGTGCTCTGCAGGCTTAGATCCGTCAGCATGACTGAATGGTCGCAGGCGAGCCAGTTAGGCCTGTCAGCGTCTCTCCAGGCTGTCATGTGGGCGGCTGAGTATCATGGTGAGGAATATGTCGACATCGACAGCAAACGCTATCACGTATATCGCACATATGACTCCGGAGACCGGGTCGAACTCTATCTGGAGGAGATGACCGGACATGAAAGTCAGTACTAATGAGCTCGGAAACGCGATCCTTAAGGAACTAAGTACATACACCGAAGAGGTCGAGGAGGCCGTCTCGAAGGCTGTTATCGCAGTCGGCAAAGAGGCAGCCAACGAACTCCGCGCAACGACTCAGGCCGCAGGATCTAACGTCTGGAAGAACTATCCGCAAAGCTGGAAGTCAACTCCGGAGCGCAGAAAAGGCAAGCAGGAAGCGAAAGTCCACAACGTGGACCATTATCGTCTGACGCATCTGCTGGAAAATGGCCATGTCATCAAAAACGGCACCGGCAGAACGTACGGAAGGACGAGAGAGTTCCCACACATCATCACAGTAGAGCAGAAGTCTGTGGAAGAACTTGAGAAGAGGATAAGGGAGGCTATTGGATGACACTGAAAGAACTGAAGACACTTCTGAAAACATCCCAGATGCCTGTCGCGTTCAATCATTTCAAGACGGCGCAGAAACTGCCGTATATCGTCTACATCATCGCAGATAACAACCAGTTCGCAGCGGACAACGTGGTCTATCATTCAGATCCGGAAATCCATGTCGAACTGTACACCGAGCGGAAGGACATGGCTTCAGAGACAACAGTCGAGAGTCTGATCAGTCCGCTTTTCTTTTATACGAAAGAGGAAGGATACCTGCCGGACGAACAGATGTACCTGGTCACGTATCGGTTCACTCTTTAGGAAGGAAATCAAATGGCAGAAAACAAAGTTAAATTCGGCCTGAAGAACGTGCACTATGCAGTACGCACCAACGGCACACCCGGTACACCTGTTGCGGTACCCGGTGCTGTGAGTCTGAGCCTCGATCCTCAGGGCGAACAGAGCACTTTCTACGCTGATAACATCGCGTACTATGTGACACAGTCCAATCAGGGATACAGCGGAGACCTTGAACTCGCACTGATCCCCGACCAGATGCGTCAGGATCTCTGGGGCGAAGTTCTGCAGAGCACAGATAAGACTCTGTACGAACTGGCTAACACAGAGCCTGCAGTCTTCGACCTGGGCTTCCAGATTGAAGGCGACCAGCAGAACAGGCTCATCTGGCTGTATGGCTGCACCGCAACTCGTCCGGCTGTTGGATCTACAACGATCGCCGAGAGCAAGGAAGTCCAGACAGAGACATGTACGATCACAGCAAGCCCGTTGCCCAACGGACTCGTAAAGTGCGTAACGACAGACGAGACAACAGAAACAGTCAGAAACGGCTGGTTCACGGCTGTTTACGTTCCTACTATCTAAGGGGCTAAGCATGATCGTAAAAAAAGTACAGATTGACGGCAAGGAGGTTAAGTTCGCGGCATCCGCAAGGACACCGAGACTTTATCGTCAGTTATTCAACAGGGATGTCATAGTCGATATGGCATCCCTTTATAAGAATTTTCAGGACGTTCTGAAGTCAAGGAACGTCAAGAACATCGGAGAACTTGACCCGGTGACGCAGCTGTCTCTGGTCGACCTGGAGATCTTCGAGAACCTTGCATACTGCATGGCTCGGCAGGCATCCAGTGATGTACCGGACACAGCGGATGAGTGGCTGGATCAGTTCGACTCATTCGACATTTACTCTGTGTTCCCTCAGCTGATGGAACTGTGGGCAAACAACCAGAAGGGAATGTCGACTCCAAAAAAAAAGTAAGAAGAACCGAGCGGAGCATGAACACAGCCATCTTCGAACTGAGGATGGCTGAACTCGGTATCTGGAATCCCGATGAGTTCACGATCGGCATGGTCTACGACATACTGACCGAGAAATCAAATGACAACGAAAAATACATCCAGCTTGCGGATCAGTCAGACATTGACGCATTCCTGGGTAGATAGGAGGGCAAATGGCAGGAGCAAAGATCAGAGGAATCACCATTGAACTCGGTGCCGATACCACGGGTATATCGAAGGCACTGGGCGGGTTGAACTCTGAGATCAGTTCAACGCAAAAACAGCTGAAGGACGTCGAGAAGCTCCTGAAGCTCGACCCTTCAAACACTGAACTGCTGCGCCAGAAGCAGGAGCTTCTGAGCAAAGCAGTCGAAACAAGCAAAGAGAAGGTTGACGCTCTCAAACAGGCTCAGGCAGAACTGGGAGAGCGCACAGAAGAAAACGCTAAACAGTACGACGCGATCGAGCGCGAGATCATCTCATGCGAGGCAGAGCAGAAGAAGTGGAACGACCAGCTCGACGCAATGGCTCCGAAGACCAAGACCATCAAGGACACGCTGTCCGAGGTCTCGGAAGCCACAGGCAAGGCGGCAGAGAAGACGAAAGCACTGTCAGCCGCTGCGGCCGGTGCGGCTGCCGGATTACTCGGAAACGCTGTCAACGCAGCGAGAACAGCGGACGACATCAACACACTCGCCAAGCAGTACGGAGTGAGCGTCAGAGAGATCCAGCGCATGAACTACGCGCAGGACATGATCGATGTCAGCACGAAGGACATGCTGTCCTCATATGCGAAGCTGACCAAGCAGATGGGAGCCGGATCTGAAGCGTTCGAAAAGCTCGGAGTCAACATCTACGATGTACACGGCGACCTGAGAGACTCGCAGGAGGTGTGGTATGACACACTGGAAGCACTCTCCAAGGTCAGCAACGAGACAGAGCGCGATGTACTGGCGATGGACCTGTTCGGCAAGAGTGCAGCATCGCTGTCCGGCATCATTGACGATGGCGGAGAAGCGCTGAAGACACTCGGACAGGAAGCAGAAGACGCAGGCCTGATCCTGTCACAGGATGCACTGGACAGTGCCAACCAGTTCAACGATGCGATGGACAGGCTCAAAGCCACAGCATCGCAGTCGTTTCTGGAAGCGGGTGCCTCACTTGCTACCACGCTTGTACCGGCACTGGAGAAGCTTGTCAGCATCATCACCTCAGTTCTGCAGTGGTTCGGCAATCTTGACGGCTCGACACAGGCTCTGATCCTGACTATCCTCGGGCTGGTGGCGGCCATCTCTCCGGTGCTGTCGATCATAAGCATGGTGACAGGAGCGGCTGCTGCGCTAAGCGTGGGAACGCTGACGCTGATCGGTACGATCGGCGGAGTGATAGCCATCATCGCCGCAGTAGTTGCCGCAGGTGTTCTGCTTTACAACAACTGGGACACCATCAAGGAGAAAGCATCCCAGCTGTGGGAGACCATCAAGACAGCGTTTGACAATATGCTCGAAGCGGTCACGACAACGATGGGAAACATCAAGGATGCCATCGTCGAAGGATGGGAGGCGGCGATTGATTACATTAAGGAACTCCCCGCAAAGGCCATCAGCTGGGGATCTGATATCATCAACGGTATGATTGATGGTATAAAATCCAAGATTGGCGGAATCGGCAGCGCAATCTCCGGAGTTGCCGGGACGATCAGTTCGTTCATCCACTTCTCCGAGCCTGATGTAGGACCGCTCAAGGATTTCCACACATACATGCCGGACATGATGGAACAGATGGCTGCAGGCATCGCAGACAACACCTGGAGAGTCGAGAACGCGATCTCCGGAACTGCTGGAGCGATCGCCGGAGCAACAGATCCGGCTGACTACTCACCTATTACGGGCAGACTGGACAGCCTGATCGGCGCAGCATCTGCAGGGCAGCAGGTCAATGTCATTCTGCAGGGTGATGCAGCGGGAGTCTTCAAGCTCGTCAGGTCGCAGAATCAGGTCTATCAGAAATCAACAGGAAGGAGTGGCTTCTAATGCTTTTCGGAATACAGCACACAGACTTCACGAAGTACATAGTCAGTCCGACCTACCAAATTAACAAACAGGACGATTACGAATCCTGGAAGGATGCCAACGGCATAAAGCACCGTGTGGTCTATCGCTCCAGGATCTCAGGAACGTTCGATATGAAGTTCATCGACAGGACACAGTATGAAAACTTCCTGATGGCACTGGAGACAGTAAAACAGGATGGATACTATACGGTCCTGCTGTACGTAAACAACACGCTGACGCTGGAGATTGCGGATGTATTTATCGAGATAGATCCGGCAATGACAGCGCAGTACAGCAGAGTCCCGGAGATGAACAAATTCAGAGTCAGAGTGGAGGAGAGATGATTACATTAACAAGTGCCCAGCAGGCCATCGTTAAGTCAGACTCTTCCGTTAAGTCTTTCCGGGTGCACTTCCCGAACGGAGAACTCTCAGATCTGGCGAACGAGGACATCGTGTTCGAGTCCGTCAGTTTCCAGGAGTCGGTCTGCAGTGAGCAGACCTTCCGCTTCGGGTGTGCGGAGGCTTCTGTTATCGAATTTGAGACCGTAGGAGTGCAGAACATCATCGGCATGACTATCGAGTGCTCTATGACGTTTACGCTCGGTGATGACTCTGTGACGGTGCCGTATGGTGTGTTTATCGTAGACTCATGCCCGCGTGACCATCAGAACATGACACACAGGAAGGTCACAGGCTACTCCCTACTGGCTTACCTGGAAAGCCTGCCGAATTTCGTGCAGGGTTCTATCTCGACACCTCAGATCCGGATCTACATCGATGCGCTCCTCGCTTATGTTTCAAACGACACCTCC